GTCGGCAACCAGATGGCTTTACAACAACCAATGGCAAAGGAAGAATGCCTGGACTTGGCTGCCAACTGGCAAAAGTATGAATTAAATGCTTACTTCAGGTTTAGTATTGAGTGCATTGAACACAAGGAAAAAGAGTCGTGATACCTTTTCCTGATAAGAAATATAATATTATTTATGCTGATCCTCCTTGGTCTTACAGAGATAAAGCTTTAGCAGGAAATAGAGGTGCTATTTGTAAATACCCAACACAATCGCAAGATTGGTTAAACAATTTACCTGTAAAAAATATATCAGATAAGGATTGTATTTTATTTTTGTGGGTTACAATGCCTAAGTTAAATGAATGTTTTGATCTAATTAAAGAATGGAATTTTGAATATAAAACTTGTGCTTTTAATTGGGTAAAAAAAAATAAAAAATCATCTAGTTGGTTTTGGGGGATGGGTAGATGGACAAGAGCCAATGCAGAAATATGTTTACTTGCAACTAAAGGTAAACCAAAAAGAATTAGTGCATCTGTTCATTCTGTTATTGATACACCTATAGAAAGTCATAGTAAAAAACCAGATTGTGTAAGAGATCGCATAGTAGAATTATGTGGTGACCTTCCACGCATAGAACTATTTGCAAGACAAAAAGTA